GGTAGAGTCGTTGGCTTCAACAGTCGCACAGTTGGTCGAGACGTATACGGGGATACCGTAGATGTCACCGATCAGACCGTTGCGGATCGTGTTGCTGCCACCGGCTTCGCCAGTGAACGCTTGCTCTGTGAAGCGACTGATACCCATGAGCTTACGCTTCTCGATAGGCGGCACGACCAGCGAGCGCATACGGCTCGGGACGTTGCTGTCATCAAGATGCTGAATAGCCCGGCGGATGCCTGCGTCGGTCAGCGTAGTACCGTTACCAGAACTAGCCTGAGACCAAGCCGTAGAGCCGTCTCCGCCAATTACTGCTTTCGAGTACGCCGAACCAGCCGTCGTCTTCGTTGCGAGGGTGGGATCACCACCGCCGAACGTAGCACCAAGCTCGTGCAGGTCGTCGTCTACTTCCGTTGCGAGGGCATAACCAGCGTCATCCGTAATGAACGGACGATACGAGTCAAGTGCCTGAATTTTAGCGATGTCTTCGATCAAACGAGAGTACTCGAAGTGAGTAGCAATCGTGAGGTCAAAGTCGCTAACCGTTTGAGCGATGAGAGTGACTGCTGACGCAGCGCCCTTGGCCGTCGCACTGCCGCGTGCTGGACGCGGAATGTGGATCGTATCGCCCTTCTGGCCTACGAAGTTAAGCGTAGTTACCAGTTGGGGCATTACCAAGTTTGCTTTGTACGCAGCCAGAACCTCATCAGACCACAACTCAGGGATGAAACCATTGGTTCCAGCGAGTGCGGCTTGTGTTACAGCATTAGTTGCTGCGAAGGTTGCTGACATGAGATGTTACCTCTTGCGTGGTGGGTTAAAATTACAGGTTAGTCACGGACATTCCCTGCTTGCAGTGCATCTCGGTATGATTTAGCGTGTGCCTTGTAGTAGTCGTCAGCGGCTCTGTCACCTTGCTTGGCTCTCGTCATAATCTGCAACATCTCCCTACGGGAGTATGTCTCAGGGGCCGGGGCTTCTGCCCCAGACCCAGACTCAAGACTTACTTGGTCCAGTTCTGCGTCGGAAACTACAGGCGTAGCGTTCATAGCCTCGTACATTGTAAACAAGGCATCCGCTGCGACCATATCGAAGTTGTCTGCCCTCTTGATAAGCTCCAAGCGGGTTTGGTCTTCGGTGATCCAGTTTGCGAACTCAGGGGTTTTTACAGTCTCTTGAAAGTCGGGGTGTCTAGTGTTGAACTCTGCCATGATTGCCTCACGTCGAGTCTGCTCTAACTCCTTCTCAAGTTCCTGTGCCCGTTTGATCGCAGGATGCGAATCTACAGCCCTACGGACTGCTTCATCTGGATTCTCATAAATATCGTCCGGTGTGATGGGACTTACTTCCTGAGAATCGGCGGCTTCGTCTTCCGGTGTGGAGAATGTTTCAACGTATCCATCTACAAGCTGGCGATAGTCTCCAAGTTGCTGGCCTTGACGGCTGTATGCTACTTCGAGGTCCTTGTAACGTTTCTGCCAATCCGTGTCAGGGGTAGAGGTTTCACGCTCCTCCTGCTGTTCACTTGCTTGGATTATTTCGTTGTCTACTGCATTCTCTTCGTTAGACTTCTGTGCTAGATGCACGTAATCTTCATATTTAGCCATGTCTATGACTCCTCAATGTTAACCGCTCCACAGAAGGGTGGTGTACGGTTTAGTTTCTGCTACTCCCGAGGAAACGGTGTATAGCAGCCCTCTTAATGATGCGCTTGCCCTGCTTTCTTGTGGCGCTCTGTCAAGCGGTCTCCACTGGTTTCAAAGGCTCCCGGCATCCCGATGTTCGCCATGGCCTCGATGTCGAGTCCCGGCGGCTTAAGAACGACCTGCTTGGAGGGTGTGCCGCATTGTGGGCATTCTCCAATAGCGTGGTCTTTCATTAGTTGCTTTAGCTCAAAGTAGCCATGCTCTTCGCACTTATAGTCATATCGCGGCATCGTTACCTGCCTCGATCTGTTGTGCCCTGATCGTGTCTTCTCTGAGGTTAATAACGTAGGCCAGCCCCTTAGCGAAACCCTTGCGTTCGCAGAGGTCTCCGTAGTCCTTAGACTCTAAGGCATTGGCCTGTATCTGATAAATCTCTTTGGCGATCTCTTCGCACCACTCCGACCACTCTGGGTAGGACGTGAGCGTGATCATCGCCTCGTAGTACTTCTTGTTAGCTCGATCCATTACTCTTGTTCCCCTGTTTAGCCTTGATCATATCTACCTTGTTCCGCTCGGCAGCGATCTCGTTCTGTCTGTGCGTAGCCTTGGCCTTCTCCCTACCAATGACTGCGTTTGCTGCTTGGATATCTACCTTCTCGTCCTCAAGGTCAGCCTTAACAAGCTCGTAGTGTTCCTTAGCCTTGTTGAGAGCAATCTCAGACTTGATCTTCTCGATCTCAGCCTTGGCTGTCTCGTTCTCAAGCATAGCTGCTTCCATAGCTAACTGCATCTGTTGCTGCTGCTGCTTGATGGCTTCTGGGTTAGGCTTGTTGGCTTCCTCGATCTGTTGTAGTAGCTCTTCGCGCTTAGGTGTGCCTGACAGTTCAATGATACCCTTTAACACGCTCTGGTAAGACGGTGAGTCAGGTTGCATCACGGAGAGGAGGGCCGTCAGGTTGTTCTGCTCTACCTCACGTGCCACGATGCCCATGGTGCCCTTGACTGTAAACTCAAAGTCTTGTCCATACCGCTGGGGGTTGAACTGCAAATACCGCCACGAAGACTTGCGGATAAGTGGGTTAAGTAGCTGACGTTCTAGGTTCCACATCGTACGACGCATACGCTTCAATGCCGAACTCTGGATCATGCTGATGCCAGATGCCGTCTCGTTGCGGCGGTCGGTGTTGAGCGGAGCGTTGGACTCGATGGAGCCGGTCGCTACCTGTACCAGTCTCTCCATCTCGGACGACTGGTTGAATGTGCTTGGATCAATATTACCGAGTATGACGGGCTCAAGTACTTCACTCGGGCGGCCTCTAGTAAGCCATACCTTGCCCGGACGTACGCGCATGTCTGGGTTACGCGGCAAGCGCGTGATATCGGCTCCCATCATAGGACTCGTGAGCAGGCCAAGAGCGTCCATTCTTGCGCGGAGTTCTGCGTCCAGTGCGCGCTGTGCGTTCCAGCCCTTCTCGGCTACACCTCGTCCCCAGAACTTGCCGGGCACGATGTCGTGTTGGTAAGCAACGATAGGACGGTCTTTCATCATAAATGGGTTAGAGATTGCTCGCAGAACCTCACCTTCGTTAGCGACCGTAACGATCACTTCGACCATGCCACCTATACTGTCTTCCTTCTTGACGGGACCATAAGGCAGCATCAGGCCCACGGGCACCTTGCCGTAGTACTCTGTAATGCGCACGGCACCGTCGTCGTCATTCTGTACGTTCTTCTGATCTATGACTGGGAGTCCGGCAGGGTTAGCTACCTGTCCTGACCAGCCCGTGATAGGTACGTTGCGGTATACGCCACGCTTGATCTTATTCATAACCACGTTGCGGGGAACATCAGTCTCGTGCGCTACAAACAAGGCATCTTCTAGCCTGCGAGCGGCGGAGTCAATGACGAACTCCCAAGGTGGTATCTCTTCTAGGGTAACTAGCGGACGCATCTCTACCTGCACCTTGGTGCCCTGAGACGTCTTAACTACCTTTCGTACTTCCCTCTTGACCACGTTGATTTTACCGATACCCGTTCCGTACAGGGTGCCGTTGAGTATGATCTTGCTGATTGCATCAGGGATGCCAGCCATCTCGAAGTCCTCATTCAAGAGGAGCCTCATCTTCTCTACATCATCGTTGTCAGGATCATTAATGTCGTCAATAGCGTCAAACCACTGATCGCGACCGAATATTGCCTCTTCAATCGTTGCTGACATGGAATCGACTGCTTGCAGTAAAGCCGGAGCAATGAGTTTAGACCGCTCCCCTTCACGTGTCTTGTCTTGCTCGGAGTGAAATCCTCTGAATGTTCTTTCATATGCGTCCCACCGTGCCTTGTATTGCTGGTCCCGGCTCTCGCGAGAATTGCTCACAATGTTCATAATCCACGTCGCCAGAGATCCACCACGGCTAGTGGCTGTGTTCTGGTCGTGTGGCAGTTTGTTCACATTGCCAGTGTCGTTGATTTGCATAGGTTAATATCCTGCGAGGTCGTCTATTGGTTCCCACGTGTCGAAGATGTCTACTTCCCAGCCCATGCCGAGGTCGGCTAACTGGTCCACTGCGTAGGCAACCGCGTCTAATAGGTCATCATGTGCTAGTCTGTTCGGGAAGTCTACTGCCTGTCCTAGGAACTTACCGATCCACTTGTCCTCTGCTGGGAGGTCTTGGTCGGGCTCTAGTGTAATCTGGCCTTTATCAGCACGCCCCTGTAGAGCCCACTTGATACGATCTTCCTTTGCGTTGTTCATGTGTCTTAGAGGGTGGATCTCGAAGTAGGTACCAAACTGCTCTTGGTACTCCTCTATGAACCCACCTACTGCATTCTTTGCCATGCCCTGCTCAATGCCCATCTTCACACAGTGAAAGTCTCTCCATGCTTTCACTATTCGGAGGGAGGTCTCTCGGACGTCCCACTTACCGTGAATAACTCGTTCAACGTGGAAGCCCTTCTTGTGGACCCTGACGATGGCGAGCGCATGATCATCGAGAACAACCTTGGATTTGGTCTTTCCGTCTGGAGACGAGAATCCGGCGAGGTCACATGCAAGTACCGTTTCCCCCTGATAAGGACACGTCGTAATGGGGAACTGGTCATAAGTGAACACCTTACCCCCAGTAGCTTCAAAGGACGCCTCTAGCTCCTGCTTCTGAGCCTCTTCTGAGGTCGAGTCATACATTGACTGGATCTCATTACGAGTCAGGTGAGGGTTGTCCGTTGATGTGAACTGGAATCCCTTCCAGTCAACACTATCTCTTCCTGAGCTTGGATCTACTCCCTTCATGGCAGCAGTCCACATCTCATAGAAATGGTTCTTACCTGCGGGAGTACCAATAAACATGGCACCTCCCTCTGCGCGGCCCAAAGCTGGTCTGATGATATACTCCCATACCGATGGCTTCATAAATGCATACTCGTCCATGACTACATACGCTAGGCCGACGCCTCGGAGACTATCTGGGTCGTCTGCTCCTTTGAAGCGGATTATCCGCCCATTGGTTAATTGTATTTCGCCTTCGTTCTGTCGTACACCTTTGATGAGGCCCTGCCCCAACTCCATGCAGACGTTCCAGAGGTTCTCTCTGGCCTGCTTGAACGTGGGTCCGACGTAGTAGACGACCTCGTTGATGAGATCAATCTCTGTGCCGTCAGAGCGCACCTTGGTGTTCTTGCTCCCCTCAATGAAGAGCATTACTGCTGCTAGGTAGGACTTACCAAACCTTCGTCCGGCAGCAACTACCTTGAAGCGCGTCGGGTCGTTGAATACGACTGACTGCTTTTCATGTAAGGATACGTCCACTTACTTCCAGACAGTATAGCCGTCTATAGGATACTGTACCGTCGTGTTTAGTGTCATTTGAGTTCCCCAAAAGCTCTTGACTACTGGGATAATCCTGTCGTCCTCTGCGCCGTTAAGGGCGTAGGCCCGAGAGTGTACCAGCACTCCATCCATGTAGGCTGATACAGTATCGTTATCTAGATCGATGCCCATAGTAATCACTGTGCCACCCGCGTCGAGTGGGAAGCTAGGGTTAGAAGCACTCACAAATGTACTTACAGAGGAGCCGTAGTACAGCCGCGATAGTGTTCCGTTCTCATCGTCAACAAGTAAGGCACAGCCGTTACCATTGCCCGCTACTACGGTATCAAACTGCACTGTGTTATCGTTGCCAAAGCCGATTGAGCAGAAAGCATTGGTTGCTGGTATATTGTCAATAGTGACCTCGTAGTACCACTGGCCACCATCTGCTCGTAGCTTAGACTGGTCACTGTTCTCTGCTGCTCCACAGCAAGCGTAGAACCAGTTTCCAGTAGAACCTACCATAGTGAGACCGCCGTTGCTAAGAGTGACGCTGGTAGGGTGGCTTCGTCCAAACGTCAAGTTCTGTGTGGTCCCGGCTGGAGCCTCCTCGGCATCTAGAACAATACGACGCTTCTTGTTCTTACGTCTCTTGTATTGTGCCACTGCTCCGGGGTCACTTGAGCCGTAGAGTATCTGTTGAATCTCTGACGGGGTTTCCGGTTGGTTAGTCGGGTTAAACGAGGGCTTGACCGACTTAATAGGTTTGTTATTCTGTTTAGCAGCAGCGGGCACAACCGACTTCGTTGGCTTATTCGTACTGGCGGCAGCGTTAGCAGATACCTCACTAGACTGGAGGTTCACCTGATCAGTGTCCGAGCCCTGTACGTTTACATTGTTTTCGCCTTCTGTGAAGACTATTGGCTTAGACGGTGTATAGAGTTTATCAGTCATGCTATGCCCACTTGGTGTACCCGTCTACCGGATACAGGATAGTTGGGTTGATTGTTGTTACTACGCTTCCGTAGGGCTTAGCTTTCACAAGCAGGTCTTTGCCATCCTCAGGAACAAACGTAGCTGAGTTGAGTGCCACACCATCAATGTAGTATATGACCGTGTTTGCATCGAAGTCGATGGCGCATGTGATCACACTCTCCCCAGATGCATCTATGTGCGTGTCCGGCAAACCAGTTTCGTAAGCTAAGTCTGTTGCTCCGACGTATATACGACACAGGGCACCAGCGGTAATAGTAAACAGGGAGCCACAGCCATAGTCGTCACCAGCGTAGTTCCTTGAGAAGTCGGTTGTTGTTGCCTGTTCCGCTTTGACTAGACCAATCACAGCAAAGTCGTTAGTTCTGTTGACTCCAGAGACAGTCATCTCGAACATGTACTTGCCACCATCCGCAGAATCTCTGCCTTGGGTGGTAGGGCATACATGTCCACGGTAGTAGTTCGGGGAAACAGCACCGGCGGTCATTACAGTATTTGTCTCGTCTATTGTGTGGTCGCCGTTTGCCCACGGCCACACGAAGTCGGGGTCAAATATTAGCTCTTGGTCATTCGGGCCTGCTGCTGCTTCTTCTCCATCTAGGATAAGCCGACGCTTCTTATTCTTGCGCCGTATGTACTGTGCCATGGCACCGGGGTCAGAGCTTCCATAGAGGATCTCCTGTATCTCACTTGTGTCTAGCTTATCAGTCATTGGGTATCCATGAGAACTCTGTGTTTATGAAGTCCGCTCCCTTGCACCAGTTCATCCCCGCAGGGTCGTAGTGGTCGCGCCTGTTTCGTTCGAGCGAATAGTGGCTGTCAACTCCCGTCGGAGTGAATTCAACGTATTGAGGTACATCCGTGAAGAACTCATATACATTTTCTGGTGTGACCAGAGGGCACTCCGAGTATCTTCCAACGTAGTCGTTAACCAAGGCAGGAATTGTGTCGACTCCAAGATCCCTTGCTGCTCTGAGTCGAGAGCCTCCAAAGGAAAGG